CGCGTATGCGTTCGCTCAAGGACATTAACACCCAATCGCCGGCCATGAAGGAGGCGGTTGAATTGTTTGTTGGTACACCCGGCAAGGGCGAAGAACGCGACTTCTTGACCGCCCATTCTAATCAGGTCAAGGCCTTTGCCAACCGCATCGAGTTAGCCATGTCTCCGCTCAAGGACGTCATCAGGGGCATGACTACCGAGGCGCAGGATAATCTGCAAAAACAAATGATTAAGGCCATTGAAAGCGGCGCTGAAGTCAAAGGACATCTCGGCGCTGCCATCAAGGAAATCAAAGCCGTTATGGCCGACCAGCTCGCCTATTCGAATGAAGCTGGCGTCAAGACGGGAGAAGCCAAGGACTACTTCCACCGCAAAGTAAATGCCAGCTTGGTAATTGCCGATACAGCCGGATTTGTAGCCGGCGCCGAGAAGGCCTATGAGGAAAGATGGCGTCGCGAGCAGGCCGCAGAAGCCGCAAAGCTCGGCCTGCCTGCCCCGGAACCTACCTCCAAGGACAAGCTAGACTTCCGCAACCAGGCTATCGCTTGGAAGGACGCCATCGTTCTAAACAAGGAAGGCTGGAACTTTGAAAAGGGAATCTTTGAAAACACCAAGCCTGGTAAGGAGGAAAACTTCCAAAAGGAACGCGAGTTTACCAAGGAAGAAGCCAAGCATTTCGAGGACTTCCGTGACACGAACATTTGGAAAATCCTTGCTTCGCAAAACCACACAATCGTCAAGCGGGCAGAACTGACCCGCCGCCTTGGGGCGGACGGAGAAAAATATGCGGCGCTGAAACAGCGCATGAAGGATGAGGGAGTTTCGCCTGAACACGTTAATTCCTACGAGGAATACGTTAAGAACATGATTGGCTACACACCCCCCAAGGACATTGGTCCGCTTGGTCAGGAAACATCACAGGTAATAATGAACGTGTCTAGCCTGCTGACGACCCTGAAGTTTCTGGCCAAGACTCCTATCCTGGTGACGACCGAACCGGCTGGTATTGCCCACCACACGGGCAATACATTCTCCGCCCCGCTTATCATAGGACGCAACCTGGTGCGTATCGCTAACATCTTGCGCCGCGCTACGCCAGACTCTGTCGCCAAGGCCAACAGCATGATCGAGCAGGAGTACGGACCGGGGCATGACGTCGCTTCTATCTTTGCCCTAAAAATGGGCATTACCGCCGCACACGGTCCTTTCATGGAAGGCGCGGCTGGATACATGCCCGAAGAAATATCCGGCAATACGGCAAGCAAGTGGCGCGGAATTATGAACAGGGTGCATGCCGGAATGGGTCTGGACGTTGCCGAGATAGCCAAGCGAGAGTCTGGCGTCAATGAGGGCATGGGGTACATGCAGAAACTTGTGGATCATGCCACCGGGAATGAAACCTTTACGAACATCCTGAAGAAATCTGGCATTTCATCCGAGGGAGGCATGTTCGACACGGCCAAGTACGGTACTGAGAAACTTAAAGGACTGGGCGTACCTGAAGCTGAACATGCCAAGTTTGCCGAGTTTGTGAACGGCCTTAAGGAGATGACCCCCGATCAGCGCGTTGAAGCCATGTTTGACAAGACAAACCCGATGGCCAAACGCTATCGTAACGCGGTTGAACTATTCACCAAGGCAGCAGTCGTCCAGACCACTACTGGGAGTCGCACCGTTACCGCTAACGAAAGTTACCTCGGACGAGCGTTGTTCATGCTCAATACTTACGGAAACGAATATGCCCTCCAGCACAAGGAAGCGCTGTATAACGAAGCATTAAGGCTGACGAACAAGGACGGAGGCAATACTTCTGCCGGCGAACGCCTAATGGCATTTAAGCATCTCGCCGCCTTGCCAATGACCGTGGCTACCATGTATGGCGTCGGCCAGATCTATAAGGCCATGAACGGTGAGATTGACGACAAGGGCAAGAAGGCCATGTTCGGCCTGCCCCATTGGGTCGAAGATGGTATATCCGCCCTTTTCCGTACTGGCATTACGAACAGCGGAGTTGATATGGCATGGAAAGCCGTTGAGCGCGGAGAGCCGCCCTTACCCGTTTTATTCGGTCCTGCGAAAGACGTTGCAAAAGAAGCATTTATGGAATCTAGAAACCCCGGATCCAACGCGACGAACAAGGCCGTGGCTAAGACTGTTTTCTCAACCGCAGTTGCTCCGGCCATTAACCTAGGCCTTACCCAAGCCACGGCCAAACTACCCCTTCCGCTCAAGCCGTTTACCTTCGCCGCTCAGCAGGTCTTGGCCAACCCGCAGACGGCGAAGGCCGTAGGCGAAACGGCCGGCGGAGGCGGGTCTGACCAGCCGCAGTCAGCCCAAGTCAGTAAGGGTCATTCAAAGAAGAAGTAACCTTGACCATGGGGTAAAGTTTCCATAACCCTTCTACACCCAACCACTATGGAAACCGATCCTATCGTTCCGAATACCGACGCCCTAGCTGACAAGCTACACACCGACCTTGGACTCAAGACTGAGATGGGACGCGAATACCTCCGCGCCATCATGCCGTTAGCCCTGCTCATGGACCGGAAGCAACAGGACTACGGTAGCGCTAACATCAGTCTTAATGGCGAACTGGGCGTGATGGTCCGCACCCAGGATAAAGTCAGTCGCATCAGCAACCTGCTCAAGAAGGAGATGCAGGGTAAGCCTGCTGCGAACAATGAACCAATCGTGGATTCATGGACTGATCTTGCTAACTACGGAGTCATCGGTCTGCTCCTGCGGACTGGCAAATGGCGCTGATGTCAACTGGCTAAGAGCAAGGCAGAGAAGTTAGCATTTTTGCAAGCTTATCGGCTTCGCAATCCCACAACCGTCTTATTGTCATTGGCGAAACAACGGGCTGCAAAAAAAGGAATATCTTTTAAACTTAAACTTAAACACATTGTTATTGGTAAACGATGTCCGGTACTTGGAATACGTTTCCTTCAAGGTAAAAACAAGCGTTCGCTTGATAGTTCTCCTACATTAGACCGTATAAATCCAAAGAAAGGTTATGTACCAGGTAATGTTATTGTCATCTCGTCGTTGGCAAACCGTATCAAAACCACCGCAAATGCTCGGCAAATCCTGCGGGTATATAAATGGCTATCAAAAATAACCAAGAAACGAAATATATCCTACAAGCTGTTTCGGTCTAATTGACTGACAGCGTTTTAGAGTCATCATAAACCTATGATCATAAGTTTCATTCTCGGATTAGTCATTGGCTTTATCGCCGGCTTGTTAGTTTTCAAAAATAACCAGGTCAAAGCCGACAAGCTTATATCTGACGGGCAAGCCACGCTGGAAGCCGACAAGGCTAAGGCCAAACATTTGCTCGACGCGTTAAAGGGAAAGTAAAACCATTTTAAGATGCGTCTGATTTTGGTCATAGGTTTGTTGATGATCAGCGGATGCTCCCTCTGGTCTGGCAAGCCGTCTGAAATACCCCCTCAGCCCGATGCACCTACTGGTGGTGTCATGTCGAAATTAGGCGATGAAATCGACAAGTCCGAATCTCGCCTTGCCGCCGCCGTCCAAGTTGCCACCGAAGCCAACGCCGCTGGGAAGCCTGCGGTTGTCGCGTCAGAACTGGGGGTAGCCAAATCGTATTTACCACCCGCTTCACCCGGAGATTACGCTTACGCAAAACTTCGAGCGGATAAGGCAGATCCAAAAGAATACGAAGCCGCTCAAGCCGCCGGCAAGCGTCTCCTCGCCATCGTGGATAGCCAATGGGCTAAGATGGAAGCTGACCAATTTGAAGCCAAGAGGGTGTCTAATTTAAAGGACGCTCGCATCGCAGACCTTACCCGACAACTCAACGACTCTCATAACTTGATCTGGACCGTTGTAGCTGCCGGCCTTGTAATCGTAGGCGGTCTTGGCTGCGCGTTTGGTATGCCGCGAGTTGGCATATGGATTATCATTACCGGCTTTACCACAGGCATATATTCCCAACTGCTAAATACGACATGGTTTATCCCTGGAGCTTGCGGCATAGCCGTTATTGCCCTGGGGGTTGCTTATGTTCATTTCATGCAAAAACCCAAACCTATTGCCGATGAAAAAGAAACGAAATGAAATCAAGGTTGTCTTTGAAGAACTCGGCGACAACGCGCCGAACGGCAAGAATGGTACTTCCTTTGGCGAGACAGATAAGAAAAAAGAAATCTATCTTGATCCGCGGCAAAACGAAGGGGAATTGCTCGATTCAGCCGTTCATGAACTTTTGCACATTTGTTGTCCTTTTATGTCAGAAAGTAATGTCCACGGGAAAGCTTCTATCATCGCTGACACCCTTTGGAAAATGGGATATAGACGAAAAAAATGAACGCTGAACAAAGCAATATGATACAGGACGCTGTGACTTCCGCCGCCATCGGTGGCGCCGGCGCTATCGCTAGGCAAGCGATGTCTAAAGAACCTTTCTTTACATGGGATTTCCTCGGCCTGTGCATCATGGCTTTCTTCGTGGCAATCATCACCGGACTTGGCACCAAGGGATTAATCCAATCCGAAACTTTACGCATCGGATGCGTGGGCGTACTATCCTTTTGCGCGCCAGAAGTGTTAAAACGCCTTATATTGCTGGTAAAAACACAGGCAGATAATTTTATTAAAAAAAGCAAGGATTGAGGTTGACGGATGTAGGACTGTCCTCCAACTTGGCGGAACAGCCAATGAAGACAGAACTCGACATTAAAGCCGTTATCGCCCACTTCGGCGGGCGGATCGAGTTATGGCGCAAGATGAACCGCCGGGGGCATAAACTCTCGGTCAAGACTATCGAGAAGTGGGGCGAACGCTCCGCCATCCCCGCCCCCCGTTTACTCCAATTAATGGACCTTGCCATCGCCCAAGGAAAGGTTCTTAACCTAAACAAGTTTATCCTCCGACCCGCCCCCAACGCAGTCGTTCAGGAAGTTTCCCCCAACACCGACAATGAGCAAAAACACCAAGACGTCTGACGTCACCCTGGCTACGCTGGAAGAACTCCACGCCGCCCTCGCTAAGCAGAATAAGATCATCGCCACGGCCGAAGCCGTTGTTGATGGTATCACCTCCGAACTCCGCAACCGCTACGCCGTCCGCCTCGCTGACGCCTTGGCCGAGCAGGGCAAGGTCCACGGCCAACACTCCTTTGACGCGGACGGCTATAAGCTGACCGGCGAAGTGAAGGCTACCGTGAAATGGAACAGCGACGCTTTGCGTGGCATCGCCCAAACCCTGCCTCACGACACCGTGGCGCGTATCTTCAAGATTGAGTTTAGCGTCCCTGAAAAAACTTACTCGACCATCACGGACGACAAGCTTCTTGCTCGTCTCGTTGAAGCCCGGACCGTCAAATACTCCGACCCGAAAATCAAGTTCGCTGTCGCTGAATAATCTCCCAACCCAACAAACATGATCAAACTCATCAAGGCCGACGACCGCCTCAAGGCCGTCCCAAAAATCAACATCGCCCTGTTCGGCCCTTCTGGGGTCGGCAAGACGACCCTCGCCCGCACCCTCGACCCAGCCACGACCCTGTTCGTGGACTTGGAAGGCGGTACGTTGGCAATCCAAGGCTGGCCGGGCGACGTCCTCGACGTTCGTGGCATCGCTCAGCAGCTGAACAAATACCCGTGGGAAATTGCCCGCGCGCTTGCTCTTTACATTGGCGGCGCTGATCCGTCTGACAAAGACGGTTCGTATTCCAAGCCGGTCTATGACGCAGTTGCTAAGGCATTTGCAGAAGTAGACTTGAATAAATACACCACTATATTCCTCGACTCCATTACCGTTGCTTCACGCGAATGTTTCAAGTGGGCGCAGGTCCAACCCGAAGCAGTCGCTCCAAACGGCAAGCCAGATACCCGTGGCGCTTACGGCATCCTTGGCCGTGAGATGATCCGCTGGCTGACCCATCTTCAGCACGCTCCGAAGTCTGTCATTGTAGTTGGCATCCTTGACCAAGAAATTGATGACCTCAAGCGCGTCACTTGGACTCCGCAGGTCGAAGGTTCGAAGACCGGCCGCGAACTCCCTGGTATCTTTGACCAGGTTATTACCCTTCAGACGTTCAAGACCGACGAAGGTGTTACCTTCCGCGGACTTTGCTGTCAGCAGGTCAACCCTTGGGGCTACCCTGCCAAAGACCGCTCTGGCCGTCTTGATATGATGGAAGCCCCTGATCTTGGCAAACTTCTTAAGAAAATCCGTGAAGGCAAACGCATCGACACGAACATCGTGACTACGATGCCCAAGGACGCCGCTTCAGCCAAGTAATTTCACCCCCAAACAACAACAACAACACCATGGAAGATATGTTCTCATTCGGAGGCGGTGCGGCAGACGCCCCCTCCCTCATCCCAGCCGGTACGCTCAGCTTTGCGCTGATTACGTTCGGAGCAGCCAAGACCTCTCAAAAAGGCGCGACGTATTACCCCGTCACGCTGACTTTGATGGGCGGTCAATACGAAGGCCGTAAAATCTTTGACAGCCTTCCTGACTTACGCGATCCTAACGTAAGCCCTGGCTGGAAGAAGATGTCTCAAGGACGCCTTATCCGCATCCTTGAAACTGTCGGATTGTTTAACCCGGCTAACCCAGACTCTTATGAGGCGTTTAAAACCGCTTCATTTGAGGAAGTTGCCAAGGCTATCGACGGCCGGCGCGTAGCCATCCGCGTCTCACTTGAGAAGTCGGAAGATCCTGCGTATGCTGACAAGAACAAGGTGGGCGAATACCTTTCGTCCAATCAGAAGTCTGCTGGCTATAAGGATTTTGTCCAACTGCAAGGCGGTCAAGCTGCGGTCAACAATGCTCGCTCTAATGCGTTTAATACGCCCAAGGCAGCAAGCGCCGCTCCCAACTGGATTCAAACCCCTTCGGACGATTCTAACTCACCGTTCTAATAAGTAACTAAGCAGACCCGTCCGATTTGAAATTGCTTGTATGTTTTGTAATCACATGCGAGCATCTTCAAACCGGACGGGTCTTTCCTTTTCTGACCCTTCCTCTGTTCTTTACACAAGGGCGAATGGAAGGCAATCGTCCGGCCGTCGGTCCGGTTCCTTAACCTCTCCATGTATCTGTGACGCGACTGTTGGGGTTGCCTCTCCAGACGCCCCCCTTCTTGCCCGTAGTAACGGGAACTATAACGGCCTACCCTCTGTCGCAAGATACGGTAGTGTCTTCCTTTCATGAAACTGCGTCCACGACAGCAGGATTTCGTCTATCGCGTCAACAAAGCGTTAGACACATTTGGAAATACATTAGGCGTAGCGCCGACTGGCGCGGGTAAGACCGTCATGCTTTCAGCTGCGGTCAATTTTGCCCACATCCGCAAACCTGGCATGCGGTCATTAGTCATCCAGCATCGGGATGAACTCATCACCCAGAACCGCAACACGTTCAAGCGAGTTGCACCAGATACTTCTTCGGACGTATTTATGGCCGACAGGAAGAAGTGGGCAGACGTCACGTTCGCTATGGTTCAGACCCTGTCCAGGGAGGACAACTTGGCGACTATGCCGTCAATGGACTTTATCGTCATCGACGAAGCGCATCACGTCGCGGCTGATTCTTACATCCGGATCATCGACCGGGCAAAGGAACTAAACCCAAAAGTACGCATTTTGGGAGTTACTGCCACGCCATCTCGCGCTGATCGTAAGGCTTTGAAAACCGTCTTTGATAACGTTGCGGACGTTATCTCCATCAAAGAACTGATAGAAGCTGGCAATCTGGTACGTCCTCGCGTCTTTGTTATTGATTGCGGATTGAGGGCGGAACTATCCGGCGTACGTTGCACCGTGGCTGATTTTGACATGGGCGAGGTGGAAAAGATAATGGATAAGCAGGCCGTTACGGGCAAGGTCATCGACGAGTGGAAAGCTACGGCCAGCAGCCGAAAGACCATCGCCTTCTGTTCGACCGTAGCCCACGCAGAACACGTCACTCAGGCGTTCTGCGACGCAGGCGTTAAGGCCGTTTGCATCCACGGCGGGATGGCCGATGGCGAGCGTCGCGGGATTCTTCACGCTTACGAGAAGGACAAGTATCAACTTCTGGTCAACGTCGCCATCGCCACCGAAGGCTACGACTGCCAGACTATCGCTTGCGTCCTGCTGCTCCGGCCTTGCTCGTTTAAGTCCACCATGATCCAGATGATTGGGCGAGGCTTGCGCAAGGTAGACCCGGAAAAGCATCCGGGCGTTATCAAGTCTGACTGCATCGTCATGGACTTTGGTTACTCCATCCTGACTCATGGGGTGTTGGATACGGAAGTGAACCTTGATCCAGGCAAGGGTAATGCACCCCTTAAGCCTTGCCCAGAATGTGGGATGCAAATCCCAATGGCTTGCC